CGAGAAACTGACCGACATCCTGTCACCGGCGCAGAAGGCCAACGTGGACCGCGTGCTGATGGATCTGTCGCGCGACCAGCGCGTCAAGGAACTGGCGCAGATGGGCCGAGAGGCCGCGCCCGACCTCGCCATGCCTGCTGGCAAGGCTGAGCGGCTCAACTTGCTGAACCGTTTGGCAACCATAGCCAACGTCATCATCGACCGTCTGGAAGGCAAAATTAACGAGAAGTTGGCGGTAGAAATTGCGTCTGAATTTTTGGATGCTGACAAGGCCGCCGCAGCACTGGAGACCGCCATGCGCCGGTCTGCTCAGCGTGCGCCCGCGCCGCGTAGGCCGTCCGGCCCGATCAGCCGCGCTGTCAAGCGCGCGCCCGTCGTGACGGCGCCAAACCAGATGAACAGCCAGGAAAACCGCAACGCGATGTCGAGGTGACGTGCCGTGCTTGACGATCAAACACTGAAGGTGTTGAACGCGGTCATGCAGTGGGTCATCATGCCTGTGGCTGCGTTCGTGTGGGTCATCTACCGAAATCAGCAGCGGCACGACACGGCTATTGCGGTTTTGCAAGCCGAGACAAACACGGCGCGGCTGGCGCACGACCGTGAGATTAAGGAGATCCGCGAGACAACGCGGGCCATCATGTTGAAACTTGACAGCATTGAGGAGGCGCTGCGCAAATGAAGCTCAACAGCGCGTCCTTCGCCAAGCTCAAGGGCGTCCATCCCGACCTGGTGCGCGTCGTGCTGCGCTGCGCTGAAGACTGGGCCGAGGCCGACACGGGCTTCATCGTCACCTGCGGCGTGCGCACGTTGGAGGAGCAGAAAATCCTCAAGGCCAAGGGCGCATCAAAGACGTTACGATCCCGACATATCCCTGCGGCAAATGGTTTTTCACACGCCGTTGATCTGGCCTGCATGATCAAGGGCCAAGTACGCTGGGACTGGCCGTTGTACGACAAGCTGGCCAAGCGCATGAAGGCAGCCGCCGATAAGGAAGGCGTGCTTATTGAGGCAGGCGCGGATTGGGTAAAGTTCCGCGATGGTCCACATTTTCAACTGCCGTGGGTCCAGTATCCCGGCGCCAAGACAGGAGCGAAGACATGACGAAGGAAATGGTTTGGGGCGTAGTGCGCGCCGTTCTGGCTGCTGGTGGCGGCTACGTTGTCGGCACCGGCGTCATTGACGCCACCGCCATGAACGAGATCATCGGCGCGCTCGGTGTCATCTTCGCCGCTGGCTGGTCTATCTGGGCCAAGAAGTGAATTGGCTTGAGATCGCCGCCGTCGTCGTGCTGTTGATCGGCATTGGCGCTGGTGGCTTTCTCGCTGCCCAACGGCCGTCCTTCTGGATCGGCCTGGTCACGGCTGCTGCGCGGCCCGTTCTTCCTCTTCTTCTGGCGTTATTGGCCAAACGGATGCCCCCCGAACAGGAGCAGGCGTGGCGGGGTTGTTTGCGGCGGGGTGGAGAGTGGGACCACCGCCGGAAGCGGTGCAAGGGGTAAGCCCCCGCTCGATCAACGTGGCGTACCCCGCGATGTCACGCCAGTGATCGACCTCGTGCGGGTTGCCTGACAGGATGCGGCCAATCTTGCTGGCGATCAGTTCCAGTGTCTCGCGCTGGGTGTCGTCAAGCGTCCTCCAGTTCTTGCCGCGCCGCATGGCGTCCTTCAGTTCCTGGGCCATCATAGACACTTGATAATAATCGCCGTGGGTTTTCTCGCGTTCGTTTAGGATGTCAGTCATGGCTTTTCCTTCAACGCTCTGATGGCGGCTGCTGCTGACCTAAAGTCTGGGAAATCCTTTTCCCGTTTCTCTAGAACCACCTTCGCCGCTTCCTCCAGCACAAGGGCAATGGCTGCGTCTGCGTGGTCTTCATAATGCTCCCAAGCGGGGCGGGGTTGATGGCCAGGCAGGGTTCAAAGCAGGAGGGGTCGTCTACCTCTGCCTTGCATATTGCTCTCCTGTGTCAGGGGGAGGATGAGTTTCGGCTCAAAATCCACGGCGTCAACATGCCAATTCCCCGGCCACGCATTGAGCATAGCGGCACAGGCGGCACGGGCTTCGGCGCGGCTGAAGAAAGAGCCTATGCTTTCCAACATAGCATCTACCGCCTCGTCAGGTATCTGTTCAGGCTTGATCATTGCTTGTCTCCTGAGAGTGCAACGGTGGCAGGATTGGACGCCATAGCCTTCGCCAGTTTCTTCTGGTTGTATGGATGGTCGCCCGGATATTCCATTCGGTAGTAGGCATTCAGTTCCGCCTCACACTCACGCAGCGCCGCCTTGAGCTTCTTGTTCTCTGCGGTGAGGCGGGAGGTCACGTTGTCCGTTCCGCGCTTTGCCTCCCAAAGCCGCTCATTTTCGGCCTTGACGCGCGCATTCTCCTCACGCTGCTTTTCCCACTCAGCGTGCATTGTGGTGCCGTATGTTTTTTCGCGCTCCACCTCTGCGGTGAGGCGAGTGATCTCCGCAGAGGCTTTGCTCACTATAGCTGGATGGGAGCAATCGTGACGCTCAACAATTTCGTTTAGTACTTCTACAATCTCACTCATCCTTGTCTCCTGAGAGTGTGGCAAGAATTTCCTTGCGTTCGCGCACCGCGCGCAGCGTCGTGTAGCGCTGGTGGATGCGCACCGCGTAGGTCGGGCGCTTGTGGACCTCGACCTCCTCATCCAGCATGGCCTTGACCTGGTGCTCGTCACGCATCGCCAGAACCACGTTCAAATCGTGCCAATTCCAACTCATCCCTTCAACTCCTCCAGTGCAATGTCCGATATGGCGCGCTTGTCGGCAAGGGCCGCCCAGATGCGCTCGTCGATGGTCTTGTTCGTCAGCAGGACGTAGACCCACACGTCGCGCTCCTGCCCGCTGCGGTGCAGACGGCCGACGACCTGCTCGTAGAGTTCCAGCGACCACGGCAGCGACAGGAACACCAGGTGGTGGCCGCCGTGTTGCAGGTTGAGGCCGTGGCCTGCCGACTTGGGGTGGACCGCCAGCAGCGGAATCTTGCCCGCGTTCCAGCGCTCGATCACGTCGGCGCCGTCGTCCAGCGTCCACAGCCGCCCAGGATAGCGGCGCTTCAGTTCCGCCAACTCCTCGATGAAGTTGTAGACGATCAGCGTATTGGCCCGCTGGTTGCCCTCCAGCACCTCGTCCAGCAGGTCGAAGCGGTGCGTCGAGAACCAGTGCGCCGCCTTGATGGCCTTGAACTGGCCCGCAGTCTCGGCCGCCACCGAGACGCTGTCGTAGACCCAGCCGCTGGCCATCTGCTGGAGCTTGGTCGTGACGGCAGCGGCCGACAGGGCGGTGATGTCCTGCCAGACGAACTCGCGTTTCATCTTCTCGTATGGCTCGCGGTCGGGCATGTCGCAGCGCATCTCGACGACATGACACGGCGGCAGCTTGTCCTTGTAGACGCCGGGCTCCAGCACGAACGTTGCCGGGCGGATGCGGGTCATCACCTGCTCCAGCGCACCGCGGCGCGGTGTCCACTCGCCAAAGTCGCGGTTGATGCAGACGAAATACTGCTGCATGAAGGCCCCCTTGGTGCGGCCCAGCAACTTCTCATCGACCACCTTGCACTGGCCGAACACGTCCTCCAGCCCGTTGGACGTGAACGAGCCGGTCAGGCCCCAGCGGATCTTGAAGCGGTCGAGCACCTTGACCAGCGCCTTGAAGCGCATACCCGAAGGGTTCTTGAGCCGGGTCAGCTCGTCAAAGACGATGCCGTCGAAGTCACCCTCGGGCATCTTGTCGAGGTTGTCGTAGTTGAACACGACGATGTTCACCTTGGCCGCGAACGCCGCCTTGCGCTGCGCTGCGTTGCCGATGGCGACCGCCATGGTCAGGTCGGGTGCCCACTTCCTGACCTCGACCGGCCACACGTCGGTGCAGACGCGCTTGGGCGCCACCACCAGCCACCGCTTGGCATGGCCGTCGCGCTTCATCTCGGCCATGGCCCGCAGCGTGATGGCCGTCTTGCCCGCGCCCACGGGGGCTAGGATCATGGCACGGTCACGCTCGAACAGGAACGTCACCGCGTCGTTCTGGTATGGTCTAAGTTCAAGGCCCATTGGTCTATCTCCGTCTTTGACCATAGTATCGTGTAGTTCTGCCTGAGTTCCTTCATGCGGGCCGCGAAGAGCTTCTGGAGCGGCGATGGCCGCCCGCCGGGTGCCTTCAGCTCGACGAACCACGTCGAGCCGTCCGGCAGACAGGCGATGCGGTCGGCCACGCCGCGGTGGGCGGGTGACGTGAACTTGTAGGCCGTCCCGCCCATGCGCTGCACCGTCCAGACGAAATACTGTTCAATCTCGCTTTCAACGGTCACGGTTC